CATGAGCATGAACTCGGATGACTTCATACCCGTACCATCAGGCAGTGTTACTTCCTCCCCGAATGGAGCGCGACCGACCGGAGTCGGCTCCCCAAACCGCTCGTAGTAACGGTTCGCATAAAGGTGCAGGAGCATAGAAAAGAAGTAGCTTGTATACGCCGACTTGAGCAACTTCCTGCCGTAGTAGTTGCCGTTCTCCATCAGCACTGGATACCAATAGGTATTCTCCGTCGGGATTGGCCGGGGCCAGCCATACTGTATAATCCCGTCGTAGACCGGAATCTTCGGCGGAACGTTGTTCGGAGGCGCCCATCCATCGACCTCTTTCCAGTTGACCGCGCACGTCTCGGGCATGAGGTCTTTGATCTTCGTCAGAACGACGGCCCGGCCGTCGACATCATTCTCCCACTGCAGGACGCTCGGACCGAATCCGGCCCAGTTTGCCTGAGACATCGCACGGTTGAGTTGGGTCCATATGTTCGACAATTGCTCTTGACAGAGGTCGCGCAACTTCTTGTTCTCGCACTCAATCGTCCAGTTCGATTGATGCAACATGAACGAAAGAACCATCAGAGACGAGTTCACCTGATAGTGAGAAGTCATTCCGCGGTAATCCTGCAGGGTTAGCTTCTCTAGGTCGAACTGAACAATGCCGCCACCCGGGAGAGTGAGCTGATACATCTCTCGACCGGACCAGTTACCAAACTTCTCGCCAAGTTTCGGCGGTGCCGTCTTGATGTTCTGGATAGGCTTGCCGTAACGGTCAAGCAGGGGCACCGGCTTCTCCTAACGAGGTCGAAGATGCTTCGGGACCTGCATACCCCATCTATCGAGCGACTGATCTTGCAGAGAAGGAGCCTGATGTCCACCGCTGTTGATCCGCCGTACTGCATCGACTAGACTGGATAGCCCATCGCTAGCACCTTGCGCGTACATGCCATTGTTCACGGGTGTACGGTGTTCGTCCAGAGATGAGGCAACGCCACGCCGGTAACTTCGGTTCCCAACCAGTGTAGACGTGACTCCTGCCATTGCGTCGGCTACGTCCTTACTGCCGTCAACGGGGTGATCGACCTTCTTGCCATCTGATGTAAGCTCCATGAGCTCCTTGACTACGATCTCAATCGTATCGATATCACCCTTGTTTATGTAAGTAATGTAAGGTGGAAACTCGATACGCTCCTCGTAGATCGCTTCCCGCAGATCTTCATAAGGTTGTGTATCCTTGTCCACCGACAACTCATCTACAGAGAATCTCTTCTTGCGAAGTTGCTGACGAGTCTCTACAGATTGGAATCCGTCCATCGTGACCCTGGCGATCCTGAACTTCAGATTGTCACGCAGATGGTAGATCACCTTGCGTACGTCAGCAAGCATAATCTCAGTACCCGGCGCAGCCTTGAGTCGCGCCAGAAAGTCTATGACGATCAGCGGCTGCATCTCGTCCTCTTCTGACTTCACCAATCCCGCAATGTGACCCATGGCAAGACCTAGGGCATCTCCGTTTGCAGAGTACGCGAAGTCAATATGTATTGCGCGCTTACGTGCGTCTAGAGCATGGAACCAATCTTCAAACTCGATGAGCACCGGATTCGGTCCAACCGGAGAGGAGCACCCTACGTAGCGCTCAACCCACCGGTCCCGGCATAGTTCGATCTTGTCCACTAAGGAGATGAACGGATCAGACACTGCGGGCGGAATCCCGGCAAGGTCACGCAGCGACTTCTCGGGATTGTTAGTGAAGTTCGACCAGAACATCTGTGGAATCTCGAGCAAAGTCTTAATGCGATCCGGGTCAAGCATCTGCCCAACCATCTTAGGAATAACGGCCCGGCGCTTGAAATCGTAATAGAAGGAGTTGCGTGTACCGTCCTCGTTGAGATATCGATGCCAGCCGAGTGACTCCCACAGAGTCATGCGGCAAGTCCACGCATCGGCGTCATTGCGGAACTCATTATATTTCTTGGCTGCAAATCCGTTGGCCTTCTTCATCTGGCCAATCAGGATAAGAAGTCCTCTATCCTCGAACCGCGAGAAGATACGACCATGGATCGTATCATACCCAAGGTCGGCATAATCTTTCTCCTTGGTTTGCTTGTGGCTATCCATCTCATCAAGGATTCCACCGAGAATGTTGTACCCTTCGAAAGTATTTTCAGATGAGTCACCGGGGATAATCCAGATATCCTTGTTAGGAAAACGGATCTGCTTGGTGAACTTCTCGTCATAAGGCGCATTCTCCATAAACCAGGGAGAATGCTGAATACGTGCAAAGATGTCTCCGAAGATAACCTCACGGGCCTGTTGCTCGGAAGTCGACATCTGCATAAAGGCAATACGCGAACCGGGCAACAAACCGAAGTAACCCTGTGGATCCTTTAAACACAGGATCCAGTGCACCATGTAAGGGAGTCCGATTGATGCGAGCGTAGTCTTACCGATACCAATCGCGCCTGTGAAGATTGCACGCCGCTTCTTAGATATACGGTAGGGATCAATCTCGGTTCCGAAGATCTCAACAAGTGCCTCGCGGACGCCGGGTCGAACACGAGCTTCAATGTTGAGATAACGGTCTCCGAGGAACTCTGCAATGGTAGCTGGACGTTCATGAAAGTCGGGATTATCCTTCAGCCATTGGAGCTCCCGGGCCATCGCCACCGGGTCGTAAATTACGGTCACGAGTCCCCTTACAGCTCAACATATGAACGTCTAGGACAGACTCCTCGACGAAACTAGAAAGGCATTTCTTGCACTGGTGCCACTGGAGCCGTCCGCGAGTCGACAACATTTCCTTCGATGGCTCGGGGCTGTGCGCCTCCACGGGTCAACACTCCTTCGATCATTTCTGATGTAATCTCGCTACGTGCGTAGCCCTGCTGTTCGAGCTCGCGAACAACGCTGGCAATAATAGCCTTGGGATCGGCAATGCCGATTTGAGCATTGCCTCCAGCGCCAACCGTAACCTGAACCTTCGGACTGCGCAAACTCGGATCGATCAACTTCGCCAGCATTGCTGCATCTTTGGAAATGACCGACGCAATTCGGGTCACCTCCGGATCAAGACCCATGATCTCCTCCATCTCGAGGCCCTTCTCGAGACGGTTCGAGTTAATCTGTAAAACAGCTGCAACGCCATCGATAATCGAGGTTGTGTCACGCGATCGGAAGAACGACGCGAGTTCTTTCGGTTCCGAGCTAGGCACCGTGCACACCGACCCTTCTCGATAGAACTTGCACGTTACAGCAAGCGAACAGGAATTGCAAACAAACTTGTCGCCGGGTAGCGGGATGATTTTCCCACGACCCTTGGTAAAGACGTTCATGCTCTCTTCCGGCGAGTAGTTCGCATCTGGAGTCGTTGCATCAGTAGACTTCGGCCGAAAGGAAATCTTGACATCCTTCCGGAAGTGCTCCGCGGCCCATCGAGCAGACTTGATGTTAAATATACACCTGTTGCGCGGTTCCATCAAGTCGATCGGCAGAAATCCAAAGAGCCTGATCCATTCCTTGTGAGGCTGAAGTGGAGACTTGGTGGCGTTGACACGCTTTCCGGTCGGCAGTTCGATCTCACCCATAGCGGCACGATTTCTCGGCTCCCAATCGAAAGATTTAAAGCCCACGCGACAGGGCATCGCGAATACCGACACGCCGTGCAGATGAAGAATCGCATCAGGATACTCATCCTGGAGATCCTTGATGAACTTGATGAACAACTTTCCTGGGCCAAGATTCAGTGCCGGAAAATTCATCACAATTACTCTATGTTCCTGGCCTAGAACAGGTCGCTCGAGAATATCCGTCTCGTCGTCGTCGCAGAGTTCCTTATCGTTTCCAACGTTATTGGCCATGTAGGACTCGAGAACAGCTTCATCCTCGCCGTACTGCCAGGTGGGATACACCGCGACAGGATCAACTCTACCCGGCTTAAATTCTACGGTGCCCTGTGTCCCGCAGATAAGTAACCGATACTTCGACCCAGAAGCTCCCGCTGCCCCGTAATAGAGTTCTGCCCATTCTTGAACGTTGGTGATTTTCCGTCTTACGATCCAGCCGTAATCAAAGATGATATTCGACTCGTTACAGTGGAGAAGCTCTTTGACGTAGTTTGACGGATTACGCCACCATAGCTCTGTCATAGCCCCGTACCATAACGTACGTCAGGGACTAACGCAACAATCCCTCGGCCCTGCCCCTGGGGAGGGTAGCAGGAACGAGGGATTGTTGACTTGGCCAGTCGGTCGGCGCAAGCATGACGATACACGGCGCGCGGTCCCCGTGCAACCAGGGACAACACGCGCAAATGGACTACGGTGGACACGGAGTGTGCGGTCGCGGTAGGGTC